TATGTCATTTTAGTTCTCCTAATTAGGTTGGTTGGTCTTAATAAGAGGCGGTATGAACTGCCCCTCGTTAAAATCAATTAATATCTTTATTTTCTGATATCACTTCAAGAAACACATTTTCATTTAATGATAGATCGCCACGACAATCTACTTCGTTGACTACACATTTCTTTTCAAGTGATGAAATAAGGCCTGCAACAGTATTGTCGTTACCATCGAAGTAGGGTGTAATTTCTTCTGGTCTAAACCAAGAAAAATTATCTCCTATATAGTTAGATAAGTTTTTATGGCCGTTAGCAGCCTTAACGACAGCATTTACAAATTTTACTTCTTTTTCAGTTAATTTAAAAGATAATGTCATTGGTAGTTCTCCTTGGGTTGGTTGGTTGGTCTTAATAAGAGGCGGTATCAACCGCCCCTCGTTAAAATCAATCAAGCTAATAAATCAAATGCGTCATGTGAAACACATGAATGAGGCGTTAAAGATACATATTCTGCCCATACACCTTCATTTTTCGCCACTTCTTTTAGTTCGTTATATTTATCAACTAAAGCTAGGGTTCTATAGTTATTAACGCCTCTGTAATATTTACCCCCCCAAACTTGATTTGATAGTGTTTTTCTAGTTTTTGATAGCTTTTGAACTGTTGTCAATGTCATTTTATTTCTCCGTTGTTTTTGTTTCTTGCCCTTAGTATAAGCATATATAAACAAGTGTCAACACACAAAATGCAAATAAATTAAATTAATTTTCATATCTCCATATCCTTATTTCTGTATGGGTAAAATCTGTTGACCACATTGCGGTTAGCTTCTCTATAAGGCAGTCATCAGTATATACGCCTATATGTTCAATCACATCAAGGCAAGATTTCAGTCTATTGTCTATGTCCATTCTAACCTTGGTTATTGAGCCATCTTTATTACGTGGCCTTCCTACAACAACTTCAATTTCGATCTTATAATCAATCGGAGGTTTTTCCTCCCAGATGATCTCTTCGTCACAGCGTTTCATAAAGGCTGTATATTTTTTTGATCTAAACATACGCCCCCGGCCGATCCTCCAAAGACTATTTACTGACGGTGGGAATGGAATTTGTATTTTGTGAATTAATTCTGACATAGCAACTTCTCCTTATATATTTTTGTGACTTGACTTCATAACTCTTATACACTAGTTGTTAATAATGTGGCGGCTTTTGTCACGTTTTTAAAAACAATAGGAAAAAATAATGGAAGACGAAAAATTTTTAACTCCCCAACAACTTGCTGACCGGTGGAGTATTAGTCGTGTATGGTTATACACATTGAAATCAAGAGGTGAAGTCCCACGGTACAGAAAAAGAGGCTCTGGGCCTAAAGCACGGATTAGCTTCCCTGTTACTGAAATTGAAAAATTTGAAGACAAACATTTTGAGTTGAAGGGTTAATTATGTACAAAACTAATTTTATCCGGATTACCGATCAAGGGACTACCTCTTTACATGATGAATTTCCACTTGTACAGTCACATGACATAGTTTTAAGATTTGAAAGATCGTCAGATGGCAAGCCAATGAACGCTCAGATTGTTCCGAATGGAAAGTGGTCAGCAGAGCCAATCTTTACTTTAAGAAGCTCAGACCCTATGGCAGCCGCCTATGTCGCACACTGGGCGGAAATGGCAAGTGTAAACGGCCTGTCGTCTGAAAAGGTTATCTCAGCGAAGTCTACTGCAAATGCGATGAAGGCATGGCAGAAAGAATATCTAAAGAATGAGTAAACTTAAAATACCTACTGCCGGAGTATTTCTGCCTTTACTTAAACCCTCGAGGACAAAAGGTATTTGGGGAGGAAGAGGGGGTGGAAAATCCCATTTTTTTGCCGGCTTAATGATTGAAGAAGCCTTGCGTAATCCTTCTTTTAGAGGTGTATGTATTCGTGAAGTTCAAAAATCTTTGAAACAATCAGCTAAATTACTTTTGGAAGATAAACTTCAATCGTTTGGACTTGGAGAGCAGCAAGGGTTTAAGGTTTTTCGTGAGGTTATCGAGACACCGCACGATGGTTTAATTACGTTTACTGGTATGCAAGATCATACGGCAGACAGTGTTAAAAGTATGGAAAATATTTCTGTGGCGTGGGTTGAGGAGGCACAATCACTTTCTGCCCGGTCACTCGCCTTGCTTAGACCTACAATTCGTAAAGAGAATAGTGAGTTGTGGTTCGGTTGGAATCCAATGCGAGCAAATGATCCTGTAGATATGATGCTGCGTGGGAAAAATATGCCTACCGATAGCATAGTCGTCAAATGTAACTGGAACGAAAATCCTTGGCTTCCAAAGGTGCTTGAGCAAGAAAGAAAAGACTGTTTAAGTGCCACACCAGAGCAGTATGGTCACATCTGGGAAGGTGAATATGCGACTGTTTTAGAGGGGGCATACTTTGCTAAAGGTTTGACGGAAGCACAATTAGAAAACCGTATTGGCTTTGTAGCTGCCGATCCAATTATGAAAATCTATGCCGCATGGGATATAGGCGGCTCATCTAATAGGTCAGACGCAACATCGATCTGGATTTTTCAATTTATCGGGACTGAAATTCGCCTTCTTAATTATTACGAGGCGGTAGGTCAACCGTTTGAGGCACATGTCAATTGGCTAAGAGACAATGGATACGAAAAGGCTACATGTCTACTACCTCATGATGGAAGAAAACATGATACTGTGTTTTCAGTTACCCCGGAAGGCTATCTTAGGACAGCCGGTTTTAATGTGGATGTTGTTAAAAACCAAGGTGCAGGTGCAGCTATACAGAGAATTGAAGCTGTAAGGCAGCTCTTGCCATCGTGTAGATTTAACGCTGAAACCACTGAAGGCGGCAGGGAGGCATTAGGTTGGTATCATGAGAAAAGAGACCCTGTAAGGGGTATAGGCCTTGGGCCTAATCATGATTGGTCAAGTCATTCCGCAGATAGTTTTGGATTAATTGCTATCTATCAAAAAAGCCACACTCAAAAAGAAAATTGGAAAGGTGGCCCGATCAAAAGAGGCTTAAAAGGTATAGTATAATGGATATTGAGGTTTCAGGTTTAGACAAGTTTGGCAATCCAATCGAAATTTACACCTATATGCCTCACGAATGTATTCAAGAGCTGACCTTGCTTTTGCTTGAAACTGACAATATTGTCATGGTTACTATTATAGGAGAAGAAGATGAGTGATTTGGTACACGAACGAGATTTAGAGAAAAACGTAAGTGAAATGCTTTCGGATGATTTAAAAAAATTAGAGCGGTTTAGAACCGCAATGCAGAGGCAAGAAGGTGGTTTGCATTACAAGTTTTTACCTATTCAGCCAATAGAATTTTGCCAGAAAAATCACCTTAATTATTGTGAAAGTAATGTCATCAAATATGTATGTCGGCATCGCAACAAAAATGGAGAAGAAGACATACGGAAAGCTATTCACAATTTGGAGCTTTTGCTTGAACTTGAATATGGAGACAAATAATGGGACGACCATCGTTATCTGAAGAAATTTTAAAAGAGGCCGTTGAGGCTTATTCTAAGTATGGAACATACAATAAGGCTGCCGTAGCTTTAGGAATACAGCAAGTTACCTTACAAGCTCGTGTTAGAAAAGCTATTGAGAGAGGTTACTCACCAGATCATGATATGGATAATATCACCGCTGAAGGCTTTTCCGTTACTGGCACATCTACCCTGTACGATAAAACTACCGGGGAGGCTAAAATACAATGGGTCAAAACAAATCGTGACAAGGAGCAGCAGGAGGTAGCAATTCTTGCGGCTGTTGAGGCTATGGCTAAAGAGATACCACGAGTTAAGCCTCTACCTGCTCCAGTAACGACATATTCAGAATTGTGTAACGAGTATATCGTGACTGACTATCATTACGGAATGTTGGCGTGGCATAAGGAAGGTGGTGAGGACTGGGATACTAAAATTGCCGGTGACTTGTTGTGGAGAGGTTTTCAACGAATGGTTGACCAGTCTCCTGATGCCAAGGCGTGTGTAATCTCTCAACTTGGAGATTTCTTTCATAGTGACAGCATGGAAGCAGTAACACCACACTCAAAGAATATTTTGGATCAGGATGGACGAATTTCAAAAATAGTTAGTGAGGCCACAAACATTTTTAGAAAATTAGTTGATTATGCCTTGCAAAAACACGACACCGTTCACGTTATTATGGCCGAAGGAAATCACGATCCATACAGCTCTATTTGGTTCAGAATTATGTTTTCAGCGTTATATGAAAACGAGCCACGCTTGACTGTTAATGATAGTGAGCTGCCGTATTACGTTTATCAGCACGGTGATGTAATGTTAGCGTATCATCACGGCCATAAGAAACAATTAGCCGGTCTGCCAATCTTCTTTGCGGCACAACATCCAAAAATGTGGGGGGAGACTATATATAGGTACTGTGCTACAGGCCACAAACATCACTCAGAAGAAAAAGAGTTTTCTGGGATGAGAGTAACGCAATTTCAAACATTTGCAGCTCGTGACGCTTACGCAGCTCGGGGAGGATGGCTTGCTGAGAGGTCTATGACCAGTGTCACATATCACAAGAAATTTGGTAAGGCGGCAACTAACATATTTAGGCCAGAAATGTTTGATAAAAAATCAGGAGATAAATAATGATTACACCTAGAGAAATAATTGCCGAAATGACGATACAGGAGATGAGCTTTAAAACTTTGTATCATCAGCTTCAGGATTATATAGAAGTTTCTGAGAGTGAGGTTAAAGATTTCATATCAATAGGTTCTAAACGTCCTGTTGTCATCAAACACATTGGATACATCTTGAATATGAAAAAACATTGCCCTGCTGATTTTGTTCCTAAAAAGATAGAAATTGTCACTCCACCTCGTCAGCTCGTGATGGACATTACACACAAAAAAACAGCCAAAACAAAGGCTTTAGGTAAGGAGCATTTTAATTTTAATCGTAATAGAAATTTAACTTCTGCTGAAGCCTTAGAAAGAAATAAAGATAACACGAAGAACAGAATTTTTATAAAAAAAATAACAAAAGATTTGGGGGGAGCAAAAGACCTTGCAGATCGTATTCGCTGCAATATGGCAACAGTTTATGGATGGACAATTGCCAAGAATAATGCAGTTTTTATTCCTCCAAAATATGTCAACAAATTGCTAAAAGTTTGTAAGGAAGATGGCCTATTTACCACTATTGATGATTTTTTAAATATGATGCCGGAGCAAAAGAGAATATATTACTGGAAAACTAACTGGCCCACTTCCCAGTCCTAATTTGCTCAGTAATCTCAGCGGCACGGCTTCCTACTTGTCGTGCCCATTTACTGTCCATCATCTCATCAGCGGCTTCATCATAATTATAATTTTGCATATGATCTAAAGTCTGCTTAAACTTCTTAACAGTGCCAATTCCAACATTAAACGTAAAATTAATCATAGCTGCTATTCTGGCATCATTAAGAGTACCCATCCAAGGGAAGGCATTTAAAAGCTGTCTTGTTGCCGTAATAATATCATGACGTAAAAGTGTTTCAGCCTCATCTTCAGAAATACCTACATCGTCTAGGTTTCTCCCAACACCAATCGTAAATTTACCTGCGGTACATTTGTATGGCTTTAATCTCATACCTTCATGCCGTTTGAGCTGCTTAATAAGTTTGTTACTCATTTTGGTCTTTTACGCACTGGTTTTTTTCTTAATACAGTTTTTGCAGATTTTTTAGACTGTGGGTAAGTAGATTTCCCTGTCTTTGGATTTTTAAGATTACCAAGTGCCCCATCTTGGAGTATTTTTCTTATACTTGGCTTTTTCTTAGGTGGCCTACCTCTTGTAGTTCCGTATGTACCTTTACCTTGTGGCATATCAATTCCTTTTCTATTTTTTGTCTAATTTTACACGTTCAAAGCTGCGAAGCGAGGCTAAACCTAACATACCAGTTAGCACTGGCATCATAACAGCCATGTCAGCTTGTGGTACTATAACACCAAAAGCAGCAGCTAGGGGAGAAATTAAAAAGTTTACTGCTAAACCAGATACGCAAACATAGCCGCACAATGGCCGCCAAGAAGACTGAAACCAGTTACCTTTGGCATCCGCAGTGTTTAATTCAATTTGTGCAAGTGCCAAGCCTTGTGCATGTTTTTCGCTCATAGTAGCAATTTCATGGGCGAGGCGATTAGCAGCGTCCTTATCGGGAATGATCTTATCTAGTAGTCCAGTAACTGGCCCTATTAATTGTGATAGCATAGTGTCCTCATTTCAGTGGGTTCTTGACTGCCTCATCAAAGGCTCGCCATAGATCTGTGATTTCGGTATTATAGGTATCAAGTTTGTCACCCAAGCCATCGGTTATAGTTTCTGACTTCTCAACCTTACTTCGCAAATCAAGTAAATCTTTTTGTTGTTCAAGAATAGTCTCCATTTGAGTGCTAATCTCGCTCAGTTTTGGCGCAAGTCCCCTTACGTCATTATCTTGCATAGCTTGCTCTAACGACTGTGTACGGCTCTGAAATGCGGTCAATTGATCGTTTAAACCACCTATATCTTCCGCATATACCCCATTATTGTTTTCTACTATCTCAAAACGCTTAATAGCGTCATATCCAAAATAAATTGATCCTGAAATAGCAGATATAGCAGGAAGTGCAAGCGTCATCCAAACAACTTTTAAGCCCTTTAGGTCACTCATTGGTTATAACTCGTATTGGTATACAGGTCACTAGCAATAACCATTTTATCAGTAAATGACCCTTGAAAAGACATATATAAATTAGCATCATAACTTATAACAAAAGTATCAATATTTTGCGTGTATTGGATGGCACTGTAACTTGCTACGGCAATATTGTTTTGGGCTGAGTAACTATCCACAGCTTCAGTAATACTTACATTATTAGCTGCCGATAAAAATACGCCTGCTTGCTGTGCATATGTTTCAACATCTACCAATGCAGTATTATAGTCAGTAACGTCCGCTTCAGTTATGGTCATGTCTGTCTGTATTAAGGCTTGCTGTACTTGTAACTGTTCTTGTGTAGTATCTGCCGCAATAGCAAGTTCAGCTACTACAGCTACCGTGGATAGCTTGCTAGTCGCATCAACTAACTCAATAATAGAAACATGCATCTTGTCGATAGCTTCGGTATGCTCTACAAGGAAAACTTCTTTTGCATTTAGGTAGCTTGTCGCAATTACTTGTTGAATGGCATTATTGTAATCTGTAATCATCGCATCGTTAATCAGTGCGTAACTACTGATACCAGTCTCAACAATATTACCTTGGTGTGCCATTAAATCGGCTGTTCCTGCACCGTATCTTGCAAATGT